GGCTGGTCTATTGATAGAATGGCTAGGGCTCTTTCTGAACGTACAGGAGTCGCATATCACCGAGCAGACACGCTTGTCAGAACTGAGACGACCTTTTATAATAACCTTGCAACGCTAGATACTATTAAGGAATTAGGTGGTGACCACTACGAAATCGTAGCGGTATTAGACAGTCGTACAAGTGAGATATGCAGGTTAGAAAATCACGAGGTTCATTCTGTTAAGGAATATGAACCAGGTCGAACCGCACCGCCATTCCATGTCCGTTGCCGTTCTACTATCAGGCCTGCAGTTAAGTCTGATAAACCTAGTCCTTACTTCAATATCTTGCAAAATGACGGCTCAGTAAAACTAGCCACTGAGCAACGTTCTTTGGACGAAATCTTTGCAGGATGGGAGCGTGAAGGGGAAGCGATTAAAGAAAAACTGTTTGCGAAAGACGGAGAAAAGGAGAACGTCGAGAAATCGAAAGGAAATATAAAAAAATTTGACTTTTACCCATTAACGGAGGATAATATAGGTGACAAAGAAAGAATATTAAACATATCTAAAAGATTGAAGGCAGTTTCGGAAGAGTACGAAAAAGAAACTGGTAAAAATATTTTAGAATTATTCGCAAATAAAAAGTTGACCGATCGTTCTAAACCGTACGATGATGAGAAATCTAAATTTATAAGATTTTTATATAAACGAGTTGGCTATGATAGGAAACCGAATATTCTTAATGACAACTATATTGTTGGATTAGAGACCATATACCGTGGTGTAAGTGATAGCAAATCTGGAGAAATAAAGTCAAAAACCTTAAAGGATAATTTCAGAAACGGTAAATTAGACCTAAGCGGTAGAGTGAAATCTGCCCATGGGCGCGGTTTGTATTTCGGAAGTCGTTTCGTTGCTGAGAGATATGCTAATAAAGGACCAAATCCACTACTAATAAAAGCTTTTTACGACCCTTCCGATTTTAAATTTTTAACTGACGAACTTTATAAAAAAGAAAAGCATACTTGGTTGAAAAATTTAGACGATGATAATGAATTGTATGAATATTACTATTTTTTGATGAGTCAAGTAGGAATAAATGACTCTAATGCAGATGTTTTTGCTATCCTTCATGGCTACGATGGTTATAAAGCAATGCATAATGATGGGTTGTATACAGTTGTTTATAACCGCAGTAAGTTAGGGGTGCTTAAAGATGATTAAAATTTCAATTAGTTTGCTGCTAGATGCGATTGAAGATAACATCAACGACGAAGAACTTCAATCTATCGATTTCGAGACTCATATTAGAAAAATTACAAAAGAATTCCAGGGAGAAAATGGTGAATTCTTAGTAAAAGAAGAAGCCTTTGAAACATTACCTTTGGATAGAGAGACAAAAAATAAAATCATCGACCAAATAAAACAAAATAGTCAAAATGTTTTCGAAGATGATTTTGACACATTGTTGCAACTATATTATTAAGCACTTAGAAAGATCTAAGTGCTTTTCTTATGCTTAGAAAGGAGCAAAGATATGGAAGATTGGAAAGAACGCTTTATCGATGAGTATAATTCGCTTAAGGATAAATATACAAAATTACATAAAATGATTATCAAATACGAAGCTGGTACGCTTGAATTTGAGCCAAAATGCTCAATTGAAGTTTTAAGAAATCAAAAACGTGCCATGGGTCAGTATTTATACTGGCTCGAAGTTCGATCAGAAATCGAAGGAATCGAATTATAAAACTAACCGCATCGAAATCGAGGCGGTTTTCTTATGCTCTAACCGTATGGAATCCCGTACGGTTAAATTTATATGTTGGAGGTATTGCCTTGAGGATGTATACAAAAATAGCACTAACAATTGCTGTAACCGTCATTACAACAAAGCTAGTGCTACACATAGAAGAACAGCGAAAAATCAGAAACTTACATAACCGAATCGCTAAACTAGTTCAAATCGACTAGTGTCTTTCGCCCTGAGCATGGCGTTAAAAGGCTTTTTTACTTTACCAAGATGTCGTGGTCGTTGCCACGTTAAACAAACGTACAGGAGGAAAAGAAATGAATCGTAAATTTTTGGAACAGTTAGGATTGACTGAAGAACAAGTTGAAGCAGTTATGTCTGAACACGGCAAATCAACACAGGACTTACAAGCAAAGGTATCTGCTGCAGAAGATAATGCCAAAGGCTTGCAAGACCAGTTGAGAGAGCGTGATAAGGACATGAAACAGCTCAAACAAGATGCTGAAGGCAATGCTGACCTACAACAAAAATACTCAGACTTGGACAGCAAGTACAAGACACAACAGAAGGAACATGAACAACAACTCAAGACAATGCAGTTAGATCATGCTATTGAAATGCACTTGAGTGGCAAGGTTCACGACGCTGGAATCGTGTCTAGTCTACTAGATAAGTCTAAATTGGGATTAGGTGACAACGGAGCGGTGACTGGATTAGATGAACAGTTGACTGCTTTGAAGGAATCTAAAAGCTTTTTATTTGCTCCAGAAAAGGCCGTAGAACCACATATCGCTGGTGCTAAGCCACAAGGGGCAACACAAGAAGAAACAGTTGCTAACGACCTGACAACGCAGATGATTAATGCGTTTACGTCAGATCTATAATCAAAAAATAGAAAAGAGGAACAGATATGCCAGCAACATTGAACTATGCACAGGCTTACCAACAAGGTTTGCAAAATCGTTACAGTGAAAACGGACTGTTATTCACTAACAAACTTTGGAACTCTCCATCCAATACACTCTTGAAATTCACAGGAGCTAAAGAAGTAAAAGTGCCACGTCTTTTGATTAAGGAAGGACGTAAAGACCGTACACGTCGCACAATTACTAGTATTGACGCTAACTATGAAAACCAATGGGAAACATACACATTGACCAATGAGCGTTACTGGTCAACACTAGTAGACCCATCAGATGTTGATGAAACTAACTATGTTACTTCCATTGCTAACATCACTAAAACGTTCAACGATACTGAAAAAGTCCCAGAAATGGATAAATTCATGGTATCTAAATTGTTCTCACGTAAGAAAGCACTGGATACAGAAAGTAAACAAATCAAGTCATTGAATTTGAGTGAGGAAAACTTCCTCGCAACCTTTGATGAGCTGATGGAACAAATGGACGAAGCTGGGGTACCAGCAGAAGGTCGTGTTATTTTCTGTACGNCTATTGGTCGTTTGGACGATGTGACGATTGAACCATCTATTCCATCTGACCGTATGAAGACCTTGTACAATTTCACAAATGGAGCTAAGGTTGACCCAACTGCTAAACAAATTCATTTCTTCTTGATTCATATTCCATGTATGGCAGCGCCACAAAAATATGAATTTGTAGGACTTGACGCACCAAGCGCTTCTTCAAGCGGTAACTACTTGTACTACGAACAATCTTACGATGATGTATTGCTATTCCAGACTAAGCACGAAGGTCTAGCATTTGTCGTTGCACCTTAAAAGGAGGATAGAAAATGTTAATAGTAAAAAAGGATAACCGTGTCCTCAACATTGACGAACTAGAAAAAGTAACCTTCCTGGAAGATGGTTACGATGTTGTAGAAATTAATGACGGTGAGTATGTAGTGGTAGAACCAGCTACAGGCGGACGCACTTACACCATTCAAGAGTACAATGCAGTAGTTGCTGAACGTGACCAAGCTCTCGCAGAACTTGAAAAACTATCTAAAAAATCCACTAAAGACGATAAGTAGAAAGAGAGGTTCTGCTGATGGAGAAGAGAACATCGGAAGAAATTCAAAAGCATAACGAAGATGCTAGACAAGCCTTGATTGACTTGTATGAACAACGTTATACATGCTATCTAGAAGAGTTAGTGGTCGATGAAGTCATGCAGAACATTCTTAACTACTGTAATCGTGAGGATTTTCCTTTAGAGTTGCGATTTGTGGCCATTCAGATGGTTTATGTTGTTTGCAATCCTGACCAAGCTGTCCAAGGCAAGAATATTTCTGTTGGAGATACTCGTGTCGAATTGAGCAAGTCGGATGTTGCCAGACGTGCTGAAAGTGTCTTGCTGGACTTTACCAGTCAGCTACAGCGGTTTAGAAAGTTGAGGTGGTAGGATGAATATCAATGATGTCTTATCTCAGGCAAGACCAAGTATTGAATGGACCTATGATAAAAAGATGGATGTGTTTGATACTGTCGAGGGTACGAAGCCTAACGGAGCTGATTTCGTAGAATTCAAAGAAGTCTACAAGAAGGTACCCTGTCGTGTCTCTGTTCGCAACTTAGTGAATACAGAGCAGAATGAAGCACATCAACTCAAGACAGAACACAAGATTTTCTGTTCACCTAAGTTTGCTATCAAAGCTGGTAGTAAATTGATTGTAGACGGTGTTAAATACCTGACCAGTGAAGATCCAATGGTTTATGTCACACATCAAGAAATTGTGGTGAGACGGCATGAGTGGCTATGATGATAGTGATGTTCAAGAGTTCTTGAAACGACTTGAACGAGCTCAGGCAATCATTGACTCTGAGTTTATGCAGGCTGCTAAAGATATCGGCCTAGCCTTTTTGAAAGAGGTTAAGGAACGAACACCAAAGGGCCTAACAGGTAAACTCAATCAATCCTGGAAGATGGAAGTAAGCAAAAATGGGAATGTGTACGAGGTTATCGCATTCAACCCTATGGAATATGCTTCTTTCGTCGAAAGCGGACACCGTCAGAAAGTAGGGCGATATGTTCCTGCAATTGGCAAGCGCTTGGTCAATCCTTGGGTCGAAGGGCGCTTTATGATGAGACTGACAGAAGAACAGATTAAACAGAGAATCCCACAAATCACGCAACAAATCGAAGAGAGGCTAAAGGAGGGATTAGGTGGATTATAGTATTAGACCACTCGTCATCAAGCAACTCAAAGATGTGTTTGGGTGCAAGGTGTATGA